CAAAGCATGGCTAAAACTCCTGCTTGGNNNCGNAANGAAGGCAAGAACCCNNNNGGNGGNCTAAACGCNAAGGGGCGGGCATCGTACAGCGCTGCTAACCCCGGTAAGCCCGGCTTAAAGGCTCCGCAACCAGAAGGCGGCTCCCGTAAAGCCTCATTTTGCGCCAGAATGACCGGCATGAAGAAGAAACTGACTTCTGCCAAAACAGCTAAAGATCCAAATTCTCGTATCAATAAAAGCCTGCGGGCGTGGAAATGTTAAGGTGACTGGACATGGAAATGATGTTGTGGAACGCAGTGCTTTCCTTTATCGTGGCGGTAATGGGTATGATGCTTAAAGGCAAAATGGATGAGCTTAGCCGGGTTAGTATTTTGTTAAATCGAACTCGAGAGGAGGTCGCTCGTGACCACATCACTCGTAAAGAAGTTGACGACAAAGTTGACCGCATTGTGGAACGTTTTGATGACGGCTTTAAAAGGCTTGAAAGCAAAATTGACGAACTTACTAAGACGCACCGGAGTTAAATGATGGCTGACAAAGACTCTTCACGTACAAAGTTGATGGATGAGATGCCAGACAACATGATGTCTCGGCTTGCCAGAAAAGCTAGCCGCATGGCTGACAAGATTGGCTTTACTCAAGAAGACAAGTACAAAGACAAAACTAAGGATGAGGTTGCCACCAAGAAAGCCAAGGGTGGGGCCATCAAATATGCCAAAGGCGGGGCAACTAGAGCCGATGGAATCTGCAAAAAAGGGCGACACGAAAGGTAAGATGGTATGAAAAAGCAACAGACCAAAAAGTACGCTGAAGGTGGGTTAGCCGGTATTGCAGATTCTGCTAGCGCTATGATGGATGACGTAGATGGCCTTGCAAAGCGCATTAACTATGGCGAGTCTGGTAGCCTAGGCAAAACCAAGCCTGTTGGGTTTAACGCAGTTGCAGGCTTTAAAAAGGGTGGCAAAGTTACTCGTGGTGACGGTGTATGCACTAAAGGCCGTACCAAAGGCAAGATGCGATGAAATCTAAGCTTGGCAATTGGTCTACTGGTGGGAAGTCCGCCGATCAAGGTGGGGCTCCTATGCGCCAAGCTAAAGTTGGTACTGTTATGAAAGAGTTTAAGGCGGGGAAGCTTAAATCCTCATCTGGACAAAAAGTGAAGAACCCTAAGCAAGCCCTTGCTATCGGAATTTCTGAGGCAGGAATCAAACCGAAAGGAAAAAGAAAATGAAAACCGCAATGAAAAAAGTAGCAAAAACAGAAGTGAAGTCGCACGAGAAAAAGATGCANGGCAAAAAGTACCAAGCTGGCGGTATGACTGGCTTAGGTCGCGCTGCTGCTATGTCTGGTCGTGAAATGCCCGAGCAAGCTGGTCGTGGTAACGCTGGTGGCGCTATGCGCGGTCTTGAGCGTGCTGCTGCTATGTCAGGCCGTGACTTTAGTGGTATGGGTCGCCCTGCTACTGCTGGTCGCCCTGTGGGCATGAAAACTGGTGGCGTAGCTCGCGGCAATCCTTCTACTCCGGGTGGTCAAGGTCAAATGCAGGCAGGCAAGCTCTACAAAGCAGGCGGCAAGATTGACGGTTGCGCCACTAAAGGCAAAACCAAGGCCACAATGGTAAAGATGTCTAAAGGCGGCAAGAGCTAAATGAGAGCTAGCCGGGGGATGGGGGCAATTGCCCCCTCTAAGATGCCAAAGGCCAAAACGATCAAACGAAAGGATGATCCAAATGACGTTACTTACTACGCTAAGGGCGGCTCTGTACAGGGTCTTTGGGATAACATCCACGCCAAGCGAAAGCGCATTGCAGCCGGCAGCGGAGAGAAGATGCGATCCCCCGGTGCGAAAGGTGCGCCGACAGCCAAAGCCCTCCGTGAAAGCAAAAGCGGCAAGGCTTAAAAAGAAATGAAAGCAAGCTTTCCAGCCTATAAGCAAGAGAAACACGGTAATGTGTTTGACTGGATTGTTAGTACAGCACAGCAGTTTCGGCGAATTAGACACCAAGAACGGTTGGAAGACTTAGAGAAACGACAAAATGACAACCAGCGGAACGACGGGGTTTAACTTAAATCTCACGGAAATTGTAGAAGAAGCATTTGAGAGGTGCGGCTCAGAGCTTCGCACTGGCTATGACTTGCGCACTGCACGTAGATCACTAAACCTTTTGACCATTGAGTGGGCAAACAAAGGCATTAATCTGTGGACGGTTGAGCAAGGCCAGATCCCAATGGTGCAGGGTCAAATTGCCTATGATTTACCAGTGGACACGATTGATCTCTTAGAGCACGTAATTCGGACTGGCACGAGCCAAGGCCAGACGGACATCAATATCTCCCGTATTAGCAATTCAACCTACTCTACTATCCCCAATAAGAACGCTCAGGGGCGCCCAATTCAGGTCTGGATTAACCGCCAGTCTGGCGCTACAGAGCCCAGTGGGATCGCCTACCCACAAATCAATGTTTGGCCCGCTCCGGACCAAGACAATTTGTACACCTTTGTTTACTGGCGCTTGCGNCGGNTACAGGACGTAGGCAGTGGCGTCAACACGCCAGATATTCCGTTTAGGTTTTTGCCTTGTTTGGTTGCAGGACTTGCGTATTACTTGGCGCTCAAAGTTCCTGAGGCGTATCCGCGCCTGCCTGATTTGAAGTTTTTGTATGACGAAGCTTGGGAATTGGCATCGTCCGAGGATAGAGAAAAAGCCTCTTTGCGTATTGCACCGCGTCAATACTTTACTTAAGGGCTAAAAATGGCTGGTCCTAAGTTTGCTTCTGGGAAAATAGCGATTGCCGAATGTGATATTTGCGGCTTTCGCTACAAGCTTAAACAGCTTAGGCAGTTGGTTATTAAGACAAAGAACGTAAACTTGCTTGCCTGTCCTGAGTGCTGGAATCCCGACCAGCCGCAGTTGCAGCTTGGAATGTATTCAATTTCGGACCCGCAGGCGCTACGTAATCCTCGTCCAGATACTTCTTATTTGCAGGCAGGTTTGGGTACTGACGGAGAGCCAACGCAGGGCAGTCGAGTGATTCAGTGGAATTGGAACCCGGTTGGTGGCCCAAGAGATGGTGGGTTGACCCCGGATGATTTGCTTGCCAAAGGAAGCGTTGGTTCTGTTACAGTAGTTATATTATGAAGCAATGTACACGATGCCTAGCTTTTAAGCCTATCAATGCGTTTTACGTTCAAAGCGTGAATAGTAAAGATGGGTATCAAAGCCACTGTAAGCAGTGCGATAACGCTCGCAAAGTGGCTTGGAAAAAGCTAAACTTGGAAAAAGCAAAAGAACACGCTAAAAAAACAGAAAACAACCGTAAAACAAGTAATAGTCGTAAAGAATGGAAAAAACAGCACCGTCAAAAACCACACATAAAGGCTAGTCGTAACGCAGACTACGCTAAAAGACGGGCTGCTAAGTTACAAAGAACTCCAAAATGGCTTACAAAACATGATTTAAACACAATAAAAGCGTTTTATTCTATCGCACAAATGCTTTCAAGAGAAAACAATGAGTCTTGGCATGTTGACCATAAGATTCCGCTCCAAGGCGACCTAGTATCTGGACTGCACGTACCAAGTAATTTACAGTTGATGCGTGGTATTGAAAACGAAACAAAGCGCAACACTTACCAAGTCAATTAAATTAAGGAGCCTTACATGGACGCAAAAAAAGCAGTGCACAAACACGAGAAAGTTTCGGTGCGCAAAGTTCGCGCCGTGGGGATTTAATCATGGCTAAGTACAGCAACAAAATGATGGGTAAAGAGGTTGGGCAGGCTTCTGTCTATGCAGAGCCGCACACTATGAGCGGCAAGAAAGTGATTCCTAAGNAGCCCAAAGCGCCCGGTCCTGNGCAAATGAACCAGCTCAATGTGTCTATCGGCAATATCAGCCGTGGCAAATACGACGAGCCAAAAGGCAAAGTCAAAACACGGGGTACTGGCGCAGCGACAAAAGGTTTGTACTCAAGCGCTAAGCTAGGGTAAACCCTAATGAACTATCAATCGCTTGTAGCCGCAATCAAAGCGTACAGTGAGAACGACTTCCCAACTACGGTTGGAAATTTGTCGTCTTCCGGGCAGATTGCTTTGTTTGTTCGTCAGGCAGAGCAGCGGGTCTACAACTCGGTTCAGATTCCTGCGTTGCGTAAAAACGTCACTGGTACGACTACGGCTGGCAATAAGTACTTGACCCTTCCCGGCGATTGGCTAGCTACATACTCTGTAGCTGTTATTGATCCTGTGACTGGTGAGTATGAGTACATGCTGGATAAAGACGTGAACTTTATTCGGCAGGCTTATCCATACCCTGCTGTGTCTGGCAAGCCCCAGTACTACGCTATTTTTGATCAAGACAGCTACATCATGGGGCCAACTCCAGATCAGGTGTACGAGATTGAGATGCACTACTACTATTACCCGCCGTCAATTGTTGACGTTGGGACGTCTTGGCTAGGTGAGCATTTTGATTCTGTGTTGCTGTATGGTGCTTTGCTAGAAGCTGCAGCGTTTATGAAAGAGTCAGACCAAGAGATTGTTGGTACGTATACAGCTAGGTACGCGGAAGCTTTGGCTTTGATTAAGCAGTTGGGTGAGGGTAAAAACCGCACTGATGCTTACAGAACTGGACAATTGAGGATACCCATTCGATGATCTACCAAGACCAAAAAGGTGTTCTTTTAGGCGGCGAAGTCACTATTCTTACCACGAACAACCGTGGCTGGACTTCGGAAGAAATTGCCGAGCGCGCTTTGGACAAAATCATTTATGTGGGGAAAAGCAGCCATCCCGCAATTCGGGACCAAGCAGAAGCGTTTCGGGAAAACATCCGGCAAATTCTGGTGTTTTACATGAATGAAGCAATCAAGTCTAACCAGACAACAATTGCCGCACGTCTTCGGGAAGCAGGACACCCGGAGTTAATTAAACTTTTAGATTAAGGAGTATTAACATGCCTATTTCACAAGCAATGGCTACGTCGTTCAAACAAGAACTGATGCAAGCACTTCATAACTTTAACAATCCGGGCGGCAACACGTTTAAGGTTGCTATGTACACGTCGTCAGCTAACCTTGGCGCTACTACCACAGCCTACTCTACGTCTAACGAAGTATCGGGCACTGGCTATACGGCTGGCGGTAACACACTGGCTGCTGTTACGCCTACTTCGTCTGGTACAACGGCGTTTACAGACTTTGCAGACACTACGTGGACTTCTGCAACCATTACGGCTAACGGTGCGTTAATTTATAACAGCACCAACGGTAATCGTGCTGTGGCAGTGCTGGCTTTTGGTGGCGACAAGACGTCAACCAACGGTGACTTCACCATTGTGTTTCCGACTCCTGATGCTTCTAACGCCATTATTCGTATTGCATAGGTGGCTGGAGAAATTGTATTTGCCGCGCCAGTATTTAAGGAATCAAAATGACTTTTAACATTGCCGACAGAGTTAAAGAAACAGCCACCACAACAGGTACTGGCACTTTTACTTTGCTTGGTGCGGCACCCGGTTTTCAGTCGTTTACGGCAATAGGCAACAATAACAGCACGTACTACACCATAGTCAACAGGAATACGGGCGAGTGGGAAGTTGGCATAGGCACATACATATCAGCCGGACCCTCTTTGTTTAGGGACGAGATTTTGTCCTCCAGCAATTCTGGGCTGGCTGTGGATTTTGCAGCTGGAACAAAAGACGTATTTGTTGACTATCCGGCAGGTCCGGCGATTCAAGCAATTGACAGCGCGCCTATCGTGCGGCTACTTTTAATGGGAACATAGTATGGCTAAGTCAACCAAATTACCTTTTACGCAAAATCTAAATAATGCGTATGTAGACTTTTTTTCCAGCGACAAGTTGCGTGTTGTTGCAGTCTCTACAAACGGCAACGGATCTAACCTTACTGCTGGAACACGTACTTTTACTGCTGCTGGCGGTACCATTCAAACTGGCGGATCAGCGGCAACATGGACTGCGGAAGTAACTGACAGCCGTGTAGTAGGGATGCCGACGATCACTAATGGCGGAGACTATTTTGTTACTCCTACCGCTGCAGCCAATGCGGCGACAGTTGACTCTGGTTCTAGCAATGCAACTTGGAACCTTCGGGTTGAATTCTACAAAGAGCTTTATACAGCCTCAGCTAATGATGCCATTGTAAAAGCTCTTAATGTTGCGTCTTTTGATTCTGCCGCACGAGTAATGTCTTTTTGGATTATTGCAGCCGACGCACAGCCCATCTTAATTGGCGCTGTAAACATCCCTGCCAACTCTGGTAATAACGGTACTGCGGCTGCGATTGATCTACTTGGCGGAACCCTCATGCCTTCTTTGCCATACGACGCAAACGGGAAAAGAATTCTAGGCTTAAAAGCGGGGCAAAAGATTGCTGTTTCTGTCCCTGCGGTTACTGCTGGTACGCAGATTAATGTAACGGCTCAGATCGAGGAATACTAAAATGCCCTCAATGCTTGGAGCTTCCAACATTGCTGTTGGGCCTCTTGCCAAGCTGAGTAATGGGCCTGAAGTTGGGTATGACTTGTCACGGGTGGGTGCTGGGCTCACAAGAGGGCCAAACAAAGGCAAGGTTTTTGAAGCCGCACCGTGGTCTGGCACATGGCCCGCCCCCGGAGCAACCCTAGACCTAGACTTTGCCAACAACCGTGGATTTGTGCGTGGTGTAGGGCAGGGCGGGGCTATGGATGCGG